AATATTACCTGAACCCATAAAAAATCTTAATCCTGTTACAGCAGTTGTTTGTTTATATTTTAATGCACAATGACCAGCAGTTAAATAATTAGATGTTGTATTTTCCATAGCATAATTACCATCAACAAAAGTTTGAAATGTTGTATCTGCTGGATTGTGTATAAAAAGTGTTGCATTTAAACAAGAAGCTGCTTCACCACTATCTATATATTGTCCTCTAGGTATTTGAAAAGCATCATCTCCACTATTTGAATCAAATATTAAAGTTGTTCTTGCTATTCTCATAGCTATCATTGTATTTTGATAATTACTTCCTGTATCTACAGCTTGTGATCCACCAGTTCCTGTAAAAACTCTCATTTTTAAAACATGATCTGATGCTGGGTGTACATTTATTAAAGAAACCATATATTTAGTATAAGTGTCATCTATACCTGATGTTATATCTACATTCGCTGTTCCACTTGTAATGTTAGTTGTAGAGATTAAGTTTAATCCAGGTGTAGATTTTAACAAACTAAAATCAATTCTTTTTATTGTTCCAGCATCACTAATAAGTAATTCATCTGTATCATCGGGTGCACTCGTTAATGCATCCTTACCAGATATTAAATCATTACCAACCATAGCAGCTGTAATACTATTAGTTGCAGGTGTTACAGTTTGTAATGCTCTACCTAGAAATACACAGTACATCGTATCTGTCGAAGCCGTAGCCTCAGATAGCGTCAACGCTGTGCCTGTAGCAGTATATGCCTTACCAGATCCAGGTTGTTGTCTTACGTTATTAATAAATAATGCTATCTCATTTTCATTTGTTACTGCATGATCTAGAGTGTAGGAGGTAGTTGCACTCGTAGAAAACTCTTGAGTAGCAAATGAAGTAAACGACTCTGCCGGCTGATTACCAATAAAAGCCATCTTACGTTATCTCCATTACTGACAGTGTGCCTGATAATTTATCAGCTACAGAACAATCAACTCGTATAACATCCCCAGCCTCTAGCACAACTTTACCACCTGATAATAATTCAAGCGAACTACCTGTAGGTATGGTGACATCTTTAATTAAGAATGATGTACCATTTGAGGCGTTATTTGCACCAGCACGGTTTGATGTCGTACTAACAAGTTCTACTTCTGCAGTTACCGCAGTTGTATTTATGTTAGCCAATATCAGTCCAAGCACAACTGTAGTCGTGCTCGACGCCACCGTATACATTGTAAAAGGTGTACCTGCTGAGTTTGGTTCCGCAGCAAAATTAATCACTTTGAAAGTATTTGCCATCTATATCCTCCTAATTCCTTATATACTAGCCAAGGGCAATTGCAAGAGCAGTAGGATCATCCGTACTAAATCCTGCACTCGACAAGTATGTTTTAACATCTGTTAACGCCACTTGTTTCATGGTACCAGCGTCATTTGTTACAAGTCTATCAGCATCTACTAAAGTTGTAGAACTAGCTGATGTGTCACCATCCATTATATTTAATTCCGTTGCTGTAGAAGTCACACCATCTAATATATTAAGTTCTGCAGCTGTTGATGTGACACCATCTAATATGTTTAACTCTGATGCAGTAGATGTAACCCCATCTAATATGTTTAACTCTGATGCAGTGGATGTAACCCCATCTAATATGTTTAATTCAGATGTCGTTGCAGTCACACCATCTAATAAATTTATCTCTGTTGCTGTTGCAGTTACAGCTACATCTTCATTTATTTTTGGTGATGTTAATGTTTTATTTGTTAATGTAGCAGTTGAAGTTGCTGAAACTAATCTAGCATTACCACCAGTGCTAGGAAGAGTTAAAACATTATCTGCAGCCTCTGAGTGTGGAGCTGCTTTTATCTGCTGTCCATGCGAATTACTTTCACAATTAAATTGAATAGTACCTTGATTTGTATTACCTCTAACAGTTACGTGCCCTGTTCCATTTGGTGCTAATTCTAAATCTGCATTTGACGTAGTAACAATATCATTACCATTCATATCAAGGTTACCACCTAATTGTGGTGTTGAGTCCTCAACCACGTTTGATATTGCACCTGATGTGGCTAGACCTGATACAACTGCTGATCTTGCAATTTTTTTAAGACCACCACCTGAAGTATCTATCGCTAAAAATACATCATCGTTAGCAACCGTAGATATCTCTGATAGTGAGCTTACTGCTACAGAATTAAAGTTTGTGCCATCTGCTATTAGTAGATTACCTGCAGTATTTGTGCCCATGGTAATATCATCACCAGCAACAGTAAGATCTCCTGTAATGCTTAAATTTCTAAATCCAGATATGTCTTTGTTTGAATCCACTATAACTGCTAAAGATGCAGATACAGTTCCTGCAGTGATACCGTCTAATAGATTTAATTCTGCTGCAGTTGAGGTAACTCCATCTAAGATATTAAGTTCTGCTGCAGTTGAAGTAACTCCATCTAAGATGTTTAATTCTGCAGCTGTTGAAGTTACGCCATCTAAAATGTTTAACTCTGCTGCAGTTGATGTAACAGCGGTACTTCCTAAAGTTAAACCACCATCTGGTATAACCACACTACTACCTGATAAGGCCGTAAATGTATTTGCTGTAAACCTAAAATCATCTGCTCCAGCGATAGCAATATCGATCTGATCATCCGTGTCTGCTGTGATTGAAGTATCTGCATCTTCGTCAAGAGTTAATGATCCACCATCTAAATCTGTTGCTCCACCAAAACTAGCATCAACAATATTTGTTCCATCAGAAAAAACTAATTTAGTGCTCTTATCAGATGCACCAAAAGTTACACCTGTTCCTGATGCAGTTTTAAATTGGACTGTAAAAGATCCTGTTGTTCCATTTACAACAATATAAACTTTTTCAATAGAATCTGGAACAGTTACAATCTGATTACCTGTGATAGTTCCTGTTAATTTTATGACAGCATGCCTTGCAACAGATGTAGACTCTGTTGTATCACCATCTGTAATTGTTAATGTTGTTGTTTGTGCACCACCAGCAATAGATTTTTCTACATAACCAGCGATTGCTTTTTCTACTATTTGTAAGTTGGTATTAGTTTTTGTACCCCATGTACCGGCATTTTCGCCGGTTGCCATTAGTTCTATACCTAGATCTGAAAATGTTGATGCCATAATTTAATCCTTAAGGTGTTGGTGAGTTGACTGGGATTCTGACTGTGCCATCTGTATAGTCATCTCTTCGTCTTCTACCTATTTGTTCTCCTCCAAATCTTTGTACTTCTCTTTGATATTTTTGTTCATAAAGTTGTAGCATATCTGCTGGTCCTTTTAAAAAACCATAAGTTTCTGCTAGACAACAATATAGCAGACCATTTGGAAAATTCATACTAATATAATTAGTGTCGTCATTTTCTAATAGTGCTGGCACTGCATTGTAGTGAATTTTGTATGCAAATGTTGCGCTCGGTGTTGGTGATACAATAATAGATCCAGAGTTTGATGAACTTTCTCCAGTTGCTCCTGTATCTAACATTGCGTAATATTTTGGTGTTCCAGTAGAGGTGCTTGCTGATATATACTCCTCTAAAAATGTAATATCTTTTTTTTCTAAATATGTATTAGCACCAGTAAAAGTAGACCCAGTTGCAGTGTAAACCTGCACTGCTCTAATAAACACAGCTCCTGCTGGAACTGTCACATTATTTGTTCCAGATGTAAAATTGCCCGTAGCTGTTTTTCTATCAGCGTCAATAGGGATATCTCTGAATATTCTATATTGTGCATTTAATATTATATTTTCTAATACACTGTCTGATAAAACAGTTGAACTAACCTCTGTATAACTTCTAATCTGTGTTTTTAATCCTGATGCACTTAATCCTGCCATTATGCTGATAAACTAACCGGGCCCGCAGACACAGTTGGTCCTCCTCCTTTTTCTGTTACACTTGGAGTTGCTCCTAAACTAAAAGTGTATTTATCTGTTGTTGTAACTGTTATACTAAATCCTGAAGAATTTTCAAATGTAGATGCAGGTACTCCACCAGGGCTACCTCGAACATTTCTAAATCTTACAGTGTCACTAGAACTTCTACCGTGATTTATTTCTGTGACCGTGATTGTTTGAGAACTTGCAGTAATAGAAAAAGGATCACTACCTAACATGGCAGCAACCTCGTTTTCTGTTCGATCTGGTCTCACATTTCTTAAACCTTGAGCATCTCCTGATCTAGATCTTAATTCTAATTGAGGATGTTTTTCCTCATATTCTGATTTATGCACCAAGTGACCATTCCATTCTTTAACCATCTCCTCGTATGGAAAAGCTAAACCTGATCTGTCAGATATTGCTTTTGATTTTTTTCCTCTTGCAAATGCCATTATGCCCCTGGATAATAAGTTTTAGGTGTTATTATTGTACTAGATGAAGATCCATCCTCGGCTAGTGCTCTGCCTAGTTCGTCTTCATAATATAATTTCATAGCTTGCACTCTATCTGGTGCATATTTTTGTGCTAGATAAAAAGCTAAACCAGATACCATACAAGGCACAAATCTATATGGCACATCTGTTGCATCAGTATAAGTTGCATCTACATCTTGTATTCTTTTTACAAAAAATATGTGCATGTCCTTTGTGGCTGCTGTTGCATCAGGACATGGGTAAACAGTTACAGTTGTTTTATCTATAAATCTTTGAACAAAATATTGAGAGGGAGTTCCTTTAGATAATTTTCCTGACAAACTAGAATATGTAGATCTATCTATTTTTGTCATGGCTGCATCTGATTGGGTGGTTTGAGTTCTGTTTTGTCTAAACGTAGCCTCTAATACATCTGCGATACCAAAAGTGCTAGAGCCACTTGTTCCACCCACTGTTACAGAAGATGTGCCATCAGCACTAGATCTGAAAAAAGTATACTCCGCTTGACCTTCAATAAGATCAATATTTGTATCTCCGACTTCCCAATAGTGCAAACCTCTATTACCCCATTCTTGAAAAAGAATGTTGAGAGATCTTCTTGCTGATCTTAATTGGTATCCAGAAGTTACTTGCGAACCTATACGTTCATATGCTTCTGCAATAATATCGTCAACTGCAAAGCCTTTATCGAAAGTAACTGTGCCGGAAGTTGTATTGGCCATCCGTTACCCTCCTAGTAATTCTTTAAAAACTCTGCAATAACTGTGTAAGTATTTCCAGAATCAGCCGCACCTGGTACAACAAAGTTTACATCATTTTCATTTGAGTTGGATGAAGTGTTTGCTGGTATTCCACCAAACTCTCTAAAATCCCAATATCCAGATCCTATTAAAGTTACTATAGGAATATCTCCATCTGAATCCTCATAATCTAAACGAGCAAAAGAATCTTTTCCGTCACCATTTGAACAAGAGTACCATAGTCTTTGTAGTGTTACATGTGTTGGACTTGCTCCAGCTACATTAGCTGCAAGTGCAGATACGTCTGCAAATACAGTTGTACCACCTGTTCCGTCTGATTGATTTACTATTTTTATGGTCACTCTCTTGTCATTTTGTTGCAAGATAGTTGGACCTGTTACTGTGTCTGCCATAGTTTCCCTCCTTAATCAAGAAACTGTGAGGGCCGAAGCCCTCACATTAATTATTATTGATCTGCAAATGCTGGTGCAGTTGTAGATGTTACATTACCAAAAATTTGATAATTAGTTGTGTCTTTTCCAACAATAGTTATGTCAAATCCTTGTGGGACATTTAACTGTATTGAACTGTTTGAGTTTCCATCAGAAAAAACTGCGCTTACTTCATTACCATCTTGGTCAAGAAATGTAACTCCACCAACGTAAAAATTTGTATTACCTGGAGTAACGATGATCGCGTCAGTGCCATCAGCAGCTCCCCCTGCATAAACAAATCTAAATACAGATCCAGCTATCGGAGCTGGAAGGGTGTATGTATTATCTTGACTTCCGTCTGGAACAAGTAAGATTCTTCCGCTGTGTGTTGCGTTTGTAAGAGTTACATCGCCATCAGAAAGACTTACTGGTCCATCACCAAATGTTGATACTTCAGTAATTGCTCCAGTAGTAGAGTTTTTACTAACAGTTTTAATTGTGCTTTCAGATCGTATTGGACCTGAAAAAGTTGTATTTGCCATAATTATATCCTCCTAGTTTCCGAACGTAATCTCTAGGCCGTCGACTATACTCGTTTACGTTCTAATTAATTGTATAGTGTGTTTTTTATACAATACTTTTTAATAGA